GGATATGTTATCGTTACCGAGTAACGTTTGACTAGCAAAGTTCATAAGTCCCTTTTTGGAGACAAGTGATTTTGCTAGCCCGACAGTGATGCCGAACTCTTCACAGACTTGTAAGTAGGACTCTGCAACCTTAGCATCGGCAATAACTACGTCATCACCGAGTACTAAGTACTCCATGAACCACCCACCTAATCCGGCTTTCCTTGCGGAGAACTGGACTAGGGCGTGGTGCACTAGAGCAAGTGCCGCCCAGCTTGAGAGTAGACCCATAGGCTGTCCGCGCGTGTACTTCACAAAAGTCTTCCCTCCATCCTTTCGGATATCCTTAGGGGTGAGCCACTCGCGATCCTTCATGAGGCTGTGCCACAAGTCTGCTCCTTTCCGCCCTATAAGAGGTATAAGAACCTCTACATAGAGTTGGGAAGGAATCAGATCAGTTGCTGCTTTGAGATCATAAGAGAAAATCTCTTTATGTCCCTTAGCAGCAAAGGCGTCAACAGCTCCTTGTTGGTCGAAAGTAGCGTCGGTAGGAATTAGTCGCAATAAAGAGAAAATATACTCATGAAGTGGTTTTAAAGCCACCTGTGAGAAATAATCTCCAATTGCAACTACCCTTACCTTCCCCGCAGGTTCCGGAATGGAGTGGAGTCTACCCACTATCGGGGTTCTCCAAGAGTGCTTCACCGGATAAAGGCCATTGCCTCGGAACGCTTCAATCCAATCTCGAATCTGCCACCCCGCCATTTGATTGGCAGGGTCGGTAGACGCGATTCGGAGAGAGCGCTCCCGAACTGGAGACCCTATCTTACCTTTCTTTGAGAGAGGTTCGTATAGGGCTCGGAACTCGGCCATGGCCTTCTCATCGAAGGTCCATGGCTCGATTTCTCCATCCTCATCCATCTTCCCAATACGGGCAATCAACTTGGGGAGCTTACCAAAAATGGTCTGCTCCTTTTTGTCGTTTACCGTAAAGGGTTGAGGGACTGGGATCTCCAGCATGGTCTCACGCCGTGGAAGCCACTCCTTCGCTTCTCTTGTTAAGAGTGAGACGAGCTGCTCTGCTCTAGTATCCTTCCAAAGGCGGAACCACTCAAGCGGAAGATGACGCGACGCGTTATCCCAAGCAAGAAGGTCCCACCTTATAGAAGACATACTTTGACCAGAGTTAGCACCTGCACTTGAGATCAGAGTTTTCATTCCGGATACATACTTCCATTCTGGAAGCTGTTTTCCGCAACGTTGCTCCAATCTCGTGTAAAGGTTGTCAAACCCTTGACAAAAGGCAGCAAAGTCACCCACTTCCCCTTTGAACTCAGGTGCTTCGATCGTTGATAGAGGCGAGATACCATGTGGACCGTAAAATGCCTTATAAGAATTTAAAAGGCTGGCCCACAGTCGGATAACCGACAAATGGTTCGAGCGTATTAACGACCGGAGTCTGGGATCAATGAAAAGTGGAAGACCCTTAGCCAATCGGACTCGTTGTCCGAGAGGTTCAGTGTCAGTGACTGGGTTCCCGCCGATATAAGAGTACAGACAGAAGAGTGAAATCTTCAATCTGGCTATTGTAAAGGCTGGACCATTGTGGCGAAGGAGGGTCTGGAAATGTTGGACGAAGGACATTAACTGTCCTATCCGCTTTCCCGGGCTCTTGAAATCTAGATAGTGTAGGAGCTCACGCGCCCACAGCATCATAATGGCCATCACATTTTCATGTGTGACATTGACCGTCTGTCCTTCTCCCCAAGGTACGTTTCTACTGATATACTTTCGTAAATCGGTAAATTCGGACCAAGGGACACGAGAAAATCCAGACGCTGAACTTGTCTCTGATATTCCTTCACGGTAGTGGAGACCGCCTTTGAGAGGCCGTTTTGAGTAAAACTCAAACTCGGTGCTCGAGACTGCATCTAAACTATCACAAAGGAACTCGGGGGCATTTTTTGCTGGAACGGGTTTATCCGTTCCTGGTCGTGCTATTACGGTTATGGAGATCCCAGCTCGAGCGAGAGTTCGAGTATGGACTGTGTACTCATGGGAGGTGAGATAAAGCAACCCAGACGGGTCGAACGGGTCTATGACCACGAACGGCCGCTGATATTGTAGATCCCAATCTACCAATATACGCCAGTGCGATACTGATCGCTCTGCAAAGGGTATGCTTTTAACATCGGCTTTGCTAAGCAAAGCTCCCTCTACTTCGAACTGGTCAGCACCTTTAGTGTAAAGACGAAAATTATGTAGGGTCGGATGGGACAGGAGGGGTGAGAAGGGCCGATAGAGTAAATTCATTGAATTGAAATATCGTGTTCCGGACAAACCCCTCTTTCCACTTGCGTGGGGAGCAGGTCTTGATTTCTACCCGGTAGTACCGGAAGGATTTCAGTCTGCACTTTCGCGCAAACATTCTTCACCTCCGCGGCCAGGGTTTGCTTTCGGGTCCTCTGGAGTTCCTACTCGGTGATATGTTAGTTACTGGTACTTTTTAGTATCGTGTCTTTCAGTCCACGAGTATGTTCTCCCTTACGGGAATGTGAGAGCTCAAGAGGTGTAACGAATCTCTGGGGTCCTGTGAAGGATATCTTTCGAGGTATCGCCATAGGCCTTATTGCTTAGTTGCTCTCTACTGTGTTTCTGGGAATTTCACCCATTAGCTACAGTGACATTACTAAAAGTTGCCGGTAGTGTTCCATATTCCGTAGTAGTTCGTCCCTTACAGGATGATCTACTATAATTAACAGCTATCAGTTCGATTTCTATCGACCTTTTTCAAGGGTCTTTAGTCCTCGAGTCTGAAACACTGGGAATTAAAGGAGACCGTACGTCCTTGCTTAAAAGGCTAGCATACAGATTTGTTGCTATTTAAGTGGTGGCTCTCAGCCGCCCAACCTTTAAGAGAGGCCTACGGGTAAGCCTGCCGAAATCACCCCATTTACGTTAGGGAATAGAAACTCAGTTTCTAACGGAATCCATCTCTGACCAGTTACTTCCTCAGAAGTGGGTGAGAATCCCAGTGCGAAAGCACCAAGACTCAAAGTCCATCCTGGTAACCAGGCCAGCAAGGGAGTTCAAG